GAGGTACGAAAAACTACTTAGACTTGGTGTGGTTGACCAAAGCGTTGTTGTTAATGAACTAAACGAAATGTTTGGTGAAGAGAACATGAATGAGAAAATAGAGTCTATACTAGAAAGAAAACAACAAGCTTGGAGTAAAGAGGAGATGTTGAAAATGTCTTCGTGGGTTAAGAAAGGTAAAAAGTTTGTTACAACTCCTTTACAGAAAGCGTATCAACTAGAGGATGACTACTTTAAAATCGTGTCGTTCGAAATGGAGTCAAAAAGATTGGCTCAACTTGAGTATAACAAAGACTACAACAAACTTACAGAGCAAGAAAGAGAGCAGGTTGACGAGATGGCGGCAGAGAAAACAAAAAACCTACTGCCTAACTACTCAAGAATAGGTCAGCTTGGTTTAGTTATGAAAGCGTTACCACTTTTTGGTACTTTTATTTCTTTCCAATTGGAGTCGTACAGAACTGCATATAACACAATGAGCATTGCAATGCAGGAGCTCAAGAATCCAAAAATGAGACAGGTGGGAGCTAAGAGACTTGTAGGCACTATGGCTGTACAAGCATTTAACCACTACCTAATGTATGCTTTAGGTAATATGTTGGTTCCTGGTACAGATACAGATGATCCAGAAGATCGTGAGTTTATTAAGTTAGTAATGCCGCACTGGGCTAAGAATAGTGAAAAGGTATTGATAAGTGCAGGAGATGGTAAGTTTACTTACATAGACCTAAGTGCTTCGAATCCTCACGGTCAAATGGAAAGAGCTTTTAATGCCGTAGTAAAAGGAACTGATCCAAAGGATGCAGCAGCAGAGTTTTTCATGGAAGCGTTTGGACCTTTTGTTACTCAAGACATCTTAATGCAAACCATAAGTAGTTTACGAAACAATAAAAACGGTTACGGAAAGCCTATATTTAGAGAAGATGATACGGCACAAGATGTTTTCTCAAAGACTTTCTTTGAGCTTTACAGAGCTTTCGAGCCTGGTATTGTTCGTTCGGCAAATAAGATTGCTAAAGCTGATAACAAATTGCTAGAGTCTTTAGGCCAGATGACTGGATACAAGCCACAAACAGTTGACTACAAGAAACAAATGTATTTTTCCGCTCGTGAAATTTCTGACGAAGTAAGAGACATGACTAAATATAGTACAGCAAAAAGAGAATACAAAGAAGGTCTTATAACAAGAGAACAGCGTGATGACGTGTTTGAGTCTACTCAAGCGAGGAAACTAAAAGCGTATGAAGATGCCTTAAAATTATACAACGGTGCAATACATTTTGGTGTAAGTCCAAAAGACGCAAGAGATGCTCTAAAGGATGCAAATATTCCTGTATACATAATCAATCAGATTCGAAGAGGTAAGCTGACTAGAATAAATAAATAGAAAAAGCCTTAGCGGTGTTAGACTAAGGCTCTTCTTTCCTACTTCTTGTCGTCAAACTAATAATACACGTCCCTTAGTCAAAAGGGATGGTGAAGAATTGTAGAAGTAGTATCATTAAAAATGAAACAAACAATTACTGAGACAAATCTACAACATTTCTTTCAATAACCTAGCTGTTTCCTCACAATCTTTTTTATTTCTCGGCATGAATAAAGCTGCCTCTATATTGTTTCTGACTAAGAAGCCTTTAAACAATTTCCATCGCAGTGGGAATGCATCATTGGGATGTCCTTTACACTCTATGATAAACCTGGGAGGATATTCTTTATCTACAAAGTCAGGCGTGTATTTTATAGGCAGGATGTTTTTATTGCCTACGTCATGAAGAAACTTCTTTGACTTGGTCTTTTCAAAGGAGGTGTTTGGGAACTTAAATCCTTCCACAATTACGTACGTTTGTCCTTCGTAGGTAAATGGTACCTTCATCTTTTTCAGTTCTCTATACATGTAAACCTCAAGGTTGCTTGCGAACTGTATCCCATCAACGTTAGGTTTCTTTGATCGGATCCTTCCTTTTTTATTGGAACCTGTCGTCCTCTTCATATATATCTATTATGTTTTTTATTTGTGCAACTTCATTAAAATACTCTACTGCATGTGCGTAATTGCTAACAAAGATTTCAGGTTCTTCTAAGGAGTTATCTAGTAACGTGTCAGAGGTTACAGCTATAAATCTCTTTATGTTTCCAATGTTTATTTTATACATCATGTAGTTTAGGTCAAAAATATAGTTAGGAAACATTCCTTGATTTAGTGTTGCAGCACGAGGGGTTACTTCTAAAACTGAAGCAGTCCATTCAATCAGGGAGTTTGAGAAAGAATATATTTCTACATCAAATGACAATACATCATCGCCTAAGTCCACATAGATGTACTCATCTTTTTCTTCCTTTAGAAGAACAGAATTAAGTATGTCGAGTAGTTTGACATGTTCAACTTTGTCGATTGTTCTGCTAATTACTATTTTCTGTGGGTCGGTCACGCTCAAGATTTTTTAACTGCTCTAATTTAGTTATTAATTGTTGCAACAGGCGTTGCGTGTCATTAATAGTAGCTACAAAATCCTTATCGTTGTCAACTGTTGAGTTAGATGTCCAGTAGGCACCTTCAGTTCCTGAAATTATATCGTAATCCATTACCACATATCGTTTTTAGTTAGATACTTAGGACACATCTGAGGAAGACCCCTATGGTTTTCTTGGTGCGAACTTAGCGTCAGGCTCGTCTCCTCTTTTCGATAACTTTTTTCCTTCTTTTTGTCTTCTTGCATCATCCTCCTGTTTTTTTTCAAATTTTAGTTTTGCAGTATTAAATGCTTCGTTAAAGCCAGGGAGCTCCTCTAGAATTCTCTGCATCGTTTGAAGCTGTACTATTAGGGTTGATAGTCCTTTGTGTTGCTCTATGTATTTAACATGTAGGTCGTCAACAAGTCTTCGTAGTCTATATATTTCTGACTCTTTCATTAGTCTCCAATTTTATTTACAACTACAGGTGATTCAAACTCTCCTACTCCAGGGTCAAAGTCTGGTAACACGGTGTGATCATAAGAGGATCTTTTTAATATTGTCATTCCGTTGTTGTTGTAGTAGTGACAATGAAGTCCCCAGTCATCTTGTTCTTTTACAAACTCTTCTATAGCTGGCCACAAACCTTTACCCTTACCAGTACTTTCGTCTTTGTTCTTAAATGTTTCAGTGTCGTGTAGTATAATCCACTTCTGTACATTGCCGTGGTGTTTATCTAGCTCTGCTTTTAGCTGTGCGTAGTCATGAAGTGTGTCTATAAACAACAAGTCTGTTGCAGGAGAAATTTCTATCTCTCTGCTGTCAGCTTCTACAAGTTTAAAGTCTATGTTCTCTTCTACCATATACTCTTTGATGATCTCAAGTTTACCTTCAGCTCTGTCAGCCCACTGTGTCTCTTCAGGATGTTCTAAGTCAACAGACATCATTGTGTGTGGTCTAGCTACAAGAAAAGGTATAGTAGATACAATCCATCTAACGCCTAGCTCTACGATATTTCTAGTGTCATATCTGGATGCATAATCAAGCAGCGTTGGAAGGTGTTCTTTAATATCTGAACTCAGATACTCTTTTCCTGCAGGAGGATTTAGATGATACTGATAAAGAGAATGAATGTCCTCTGGTATGTTCTTGTTATATCCTAACATTGTCTTATACTTTTAAGTTTATAAATTTACATAACATCTTTGGCACCCTATAGAATACGTCTTCGCCATATCTTTTAGTGTTGTCAACCGTAATGGTCTGTCTATATATGTCTTGATATATAGTGTTTGAGTTGCAATATACAGCATAACCTGTTTTTTTGCACACTAAGAAGTACCAAAAATCAGAAATGTCTTCATACTTTTTTTTACGTCCTAAAAAAGAAACAGTGTCAAAGGGGAATGTTTCTCTTTCAGTAAACCAGAGATCAGATCGAACCTCTGCCTCTATCCTGTACTTTTTACCGTTCCTAAAAGCCTCTATATCTATGGTAAAGTCTTCCTTCTTTCTTGGCACATCATATCCAAAAAACTCCAGAAACTCTGAGATCATATTGATAGCATAGTCATTTAGCTCATCGTAGTCGTCTTTCCGAAAAACACCTGCTTTTGTTCTCATTAGAATGTGTATGTATACCTTGCTACTTGTCCTTTTTCTGGGTGATGAAGATATCCTTCTATAGCTTGTGGAGAAACATATCCCATTTGAGAATGCCAAACATCGCTTGTAGAAGGACTACGTAAAGACTCAACGGTTACATTTATATAGTCTTTAGACGTTTTGTGGTGTACGTGATGTACATAGAAATATTTGTGAATGGTGTCAGCCCAATACTCTCTGGCTTCAACACTCATTAAACTTCCTAGGTTCTGTTGTTTAGCACCATCACCGTGTGTGGTACCGATTAAGTTCTTGCCATACTTAAAGTATTTTCTATACATCAAATCTGTTTCAAAAGAGATGTTGCTGCAATTCTTAAACCAGCTTTTTATGTTGTCGCTAAGATAGAACCCTGCCATGTAGTCGTGATTGCTAGGATTAAACATGTAGTGTACATCTGCAACCCTCATTAAGTTCTCTAGGCAGTCTATGTAAAGGTCTTTTGCGGTAAGGAAGTTATCATACCACATTCCTGAAGTGTCTTGTATTGTACCCTTAGTTGTTGATTTCCTTGTGTTGTCCGTATGCAAGATGTCGTTCCCTGCTACAAACAAAACCTTATCAATCTCAAAGCTGGAGGTGTAACTTAGTATTTTATCTATGCCTTCTTTTACTCTACGTACAGCTTCGTCTGTGTTATACTCTTCTCCTGTTGCGTTTTTTGTTGCTAGTTTTCCGATGTGAACATCTGCAGGATCAATAACTAGTAGGTGTGGATCACTACAGAGCGGCCTTTGTATTGTTTGGTAGTCAAACGTATGTGTAGAAACAGACTCAAGATGATCTTGATACATTTCCTCAAAACTTGGGCCGTTGTCAGAAGGTCTAAAGTTTATAGACCAGTGCTTGCCTTTATACCAAGCCTGTGTGACTTTAGATGTGTCTATACCAACCTCTTGGCATTCGTCTACAAGAGCAGGATTGTCTTGCATCCAGTGATCTAGCTCTCCATTATTACTAGTGTAGCTTTTAATCCACTTAACAACCTTTTGCCTTACGTTGTAAAAGTTGTTGCTACCGTGTACTACGTAGTCGTCTTTCTGTAGTAGTCGTGTGATTTTGGATTTGTTTGTGATTCCCTCTTTGTAAAGTTCAATTGCTCTTTCTTTTGTTGGCTCATTGAATTTTGAAATCTTCTCTTGCTGCTCTTTAGTCAACCTCATTCTTCCTGTACTTTTGTTAAAATTTCGTGGCAGAACGTGATGGTTTGATTTAGCAGTTGGATAGTAGACTCGTTTCCCTGATCATAAAAGGAATCCTGTATATCATTAACATTCGTCCTTATGTGATTGCATATAGTTTTTATATATACATCTCTTTTGGTCACTTGTCTTGTGTTCGCAAGAACACCTTACTTGCTTCTTCATCGTGGTTCTTAATCCTTCTGTAAATGATCCTTGCTTTCTTTTTATATTCTTCTACCTCTTTCTTCGATGATAAGACATCTAGCTCCATGTTAAGAGTTGCATCAAAACAAAGCATACAATCGTATTGATGGTTGTCACAAAACTTTTCTTCTATGTAGTCAAGTTCATTTTCTACAGTAAAATCTGGCTTTTGTTTTCTTAAATGTAGTCCTTCAAAGTAGTCAATCATAAATTCCTGCATGGTCATTCTGTTTAAAGTTATGAAATTATTTGTTGAGATCGCTTGATCGTAAGATTTTGGTGTGTATAGAGTTATCAAAAAACTGCGCTCCATACTTCTTAAACAAATGGACGTAAAGTCTGCAACAAGCCTCTGAGTACTCGGAATTAGTATAAGTTTTTGGAGAAAACGTAGATTTGCCACGAACCTTAACTTCCAAAGTGATGTTAATAACTTGTCCATCTCTCTTAGGATGAGGATAGATTATTATTCCATTAGACATGCACCAGTACCGTGCATTGATCTGAAAGTTTGTTGAAAAAGCAGATTCAGAAGGGGAGGTCGTCTTCAGTTTCTTGTGTTTGGAAAACAGGCCTTTCAGTTTTTTTTGTTGCTTCATAGTTCATTTTGTCAAGACGATCTTTTGGCGGATGGTTTCCTACATAGTACCTTCCACTTGGAACATCGAATCTGAATATTTCTGATTTGCCTATTTCCCCTTGGTAGTTAAACTTGACTTTTTGAGTCTTAAATTCTACTTGGTTTTTTTCTATTTCCTCTCCAGTATCTGAATTATGTACAGGCTGAAAGTGTCTATAAACGACAGCACCAGTATGGCAAATGTTTCTAAAGTCACTACTACCTGAGATATCATAAAGACCAGGCATTTGGTAAACATTGTTTACGTCTTTAGACATTTTCCTTGGATGTGCAATCAAGAAAACTATCACGTCATTAAGCTGTGCGAATATAGTTAGTTTTGTTAAGACCTCTCGTATACTTGTGAGTTCGTTTTGATTTTTATTGTTATACTCAAGTTTATTAAAGGCATCTATCACAAAGATATCTATGCCGTAAACAAAAACTTGCTCTTTGAAAGTCTCTAATACCCAGTCCCATGTAGGACTTTTTCCGTCCTCTGATGAGGTTAGGTAAAGTTTTTCATTAGCCCAGTCCCTGTAGGATTTTATCTCTTCCTTTTTAATTCTTGAGGTGTGTGGATTCTCCCAAAATGTTTTGCCTATAAATTTCTCCATGAATACGGTTTGGTGTAGTGCCAATGGATGGTGCTCAGGAGAAAAGAATGAAGCCTTCATGTCGTAGTCTTGAAGAAGGTTGAGAACATACCATTCCATGAAGTTACTCTTACCGTGCGATGGTATACCTGTGATGATTGATAGCTGTCCTCTCATGACTGAGAATATTTCTTTTAGATCACCAAAGCATTCGTGTTTAGGGAAGATAGTCTCAGGGAGTCCTTCATCATATATTTTTAAGATGTCATCGTAAAGGTCGTCTACGCCAAACGTTCCCTGAGTCTTGAAGTACTGCGCTTCTTCTATAGATTTCTTTACAGAGTTCTTACCAGAGTTAATTAGTTGTCCGTTAGCGTCTTTGTGCTTAAAGCTTACTCTAACACATCTGTACTTACCTAGTCGTTGCGCTATTTTATCAGCAACAATGTTTCCTTGTTGATCGTTGTCGGTGCAGATATAGAATTTCTTTATAGGATCAAGGTACTGTTTGCAGTTGATCCAAAATTCATCGTTGTCATTTGCTCCGTTAGGTAAACTAATGGCGTTCTTGTATCCGCATTCATGCATAGCGAGAACATCAAATTCTCCTTCCATGATGTACGCCTCGTCTTTGTCGATGACAGAGTTTATGTTATAGAAAATGCTTTTGCCACCTTTTGACTGTGTAAAGTGTTTCTTTGCGGTTCTGTATTTTTTGTTTACAACCTGATCTAATTCAAAGTAGTTAAAGACTATGTTGTTTACTTTCTTTTGAATTTGAGGTTGATAAAAAGCCTCTTCAGTAATGCCTAATGACTTTAAGGTGCCTTGTGATATCTTTCTTGTAGACTCTACCCACTTGACTAACTTGTCAGACAGTTGGGTGTGGTTTTTCCAGTCTTGTTTTGGCAGAGTAAAAGGCTTTGTGTTTAAAGTCTCTTGCTTTTTAAACGAAATCGCTTCGCAGTAATGACAGTTGGCAACACCCTTGTCAAGATTGACGCTTAACGCTCTATCTGTTTTATTTGTTCTTTGATCTTTACAGTTTGGGCAGACTATCTTAAGTGTCTTTCCTTTTTTGCCCATTGTAAGATTCTCTATGTCTTCCCACGGTATAATTGTTTTCATTAAAATGCTTGTTTTGAGTAATTGCTTTTGACTTTTCCGTCTTCAGTTTTCGATTCGATTCTTTTTCTAACAAAGTTTTTAAAGTGCCTGCTGAATTCAGTTCCTAAGTCTGTAGTTGTTGAAGAGTTCATTCTGTGGATCACAAAGCTATCTATTTCGCTTTTAAAAATCTTTGCGCTTAACTTGTAGTGCTTACAAAATTCCTTGATAAGAATTTTATCCTCTAGATAGATTGTTTTCCACTCATGCACGTTAATAATATCTACTATCTTATTTTCTTTATTTTCTTTATTGTTATTATTATTCTTATTGTTTGTTGACGTTTGGTTGTTTTCTGCTTCAGGTTTGCTTGACGTTAGCTTGACGAGTTCTTCAGGTGAAATCTGGTAAGCGTCATATTTTACAATGGTTACGAGAGAAAATCTGTTTGATGGATTTTCAATAACTATTTCACCACCTTCACGAAGCCTTTTCAGAGCTTTTCTTACCCTAGAAAATGTCATGTTAAGTGACTCTACAAGTTTGACTGTTGAGGTTATATGTTGGCCTCTTGCAATCGCTACGCCTCTTATTTTTGCAGGAGCGTAGTTTGCCATCATCAGAAGGTGTATGAATACCCTGAACGTATCAGGATCAGTGTACCATTCCCATTCAATAATCCTCCTGTGGAGAGATATAAATCCATTCATACCCCTAACTTTTCAAGAAGTTTAATTCTTTCTAAAAGGGCTGATTGTTTCTTGATCAAGGTAAACATGATCTTTCTTTGATGCTGTATGTAGTGCATTGCCTCTCTCTTGCTCATTTTTGTAGTTGTAAGATGAGGTGTGTAGCCTTTCATCTGCAAAGTGTTGTTTATGTGAGACATTACGTTTTCGTATGTAACGCTAAGACTACCTCTGTTGTACTTCAGGTACACGTCAGCAAAGTTTTTGTATCCATGCAGTACGGTTGCATGATCTTTACGCCTACCCTTGCTGTTTTTAAATAGCTTCCCTATGTCAGCTAAAGACAGCTTAGTGAAGTGATATAGTATAAAGTAGTACATACCCCTGTACTCGACCAAATCTCTTCTTCTAAGATCGTTTTTCTTGGCAGTATTATACTGATTCCACTCCCCATGTTGCCATAGGATGTCAATGACAGCGTCTTGAGATAAGTATGGACGTGCCTTTTTCATTAAATGTGGCATGATTCAATTTGATTATGGGGAGAGAGTCTTGTCCCTCCCCTGATTAAGATGAAAAAAAGTGTTTGACTACATGTCGAAGTTAAAGTCCTTCTCTGCTACCTTATTGGCAGTAGCATTATTAGTAGGAGGAGTATCTGCCTTGAGTTTCCCATTGTTACCAATCTTGTAACCTTGTTTTGTCTCGCTGTTGTAATTACTTGCAGACAAACCTCCATCGCTCCATTCGACTACTTCAACCCATAAAGATTTTCCGTACTTGTCAGATGTAGTTACGGATTTTGGGTTGTCGTTGATTGATTTTTGAATTTCCTCTATAGATAGAGGCATGTTCCATTTTTTTACTGGTGTATTCATAATTTATTAGATAAGTGATCAGAGAGTTGGTTCATATAGTCACGGCATAAGGCAATTCTCTCTTTTAATTGCTCTATGTGTGTTTCGTTAAATTCTACTGGTATTTCTACTACTCTTAGGTTTGCAGGATGGTGTTCAAAAGTGTGGTCACGGATTATTTTCTCTTCTTCATCCATTGACAAGTCCATTACACCGAGTTCTTTTGCTCTTCTAAACCTCACGCCCTGTACGATCTCTTCAGGCGTGTTTACAAGGCAACGTGCAAGAGTTCCTTCCTTCATTCCAGTCAGCCACATGTACCCTTGCAATTGCCAGTAGTAGTTTTTGTCGTAAGACAACAAGTCTCCCACGTAGTACATAGGAAACGTCTTCATCGTAAAAGAGTTTTTTATGTCTACGAGAATGTCGTCCATAAATATGTCAGGAGTTCCGCAAACAAATTCGTTTTCAAAAAACTTTTCATTCTTAACGTAAACATCCTCAATAGGCCTCTTGTGTACTTCGCTTAGAAGGTCTATCGAGTGATCCTCAACGAGTATACCTTTTGACATTTCTAAGGTCTGTATCGTTGGCCTGTAGCCAAACAATTCTTCTTTGTGGAGTTCCTGAAGGTATGATCTTGTTGTTACGGAAAGTAAGTCTTTCTTAGTTCTTGAGTTTGTCATTAGTGATCCAAGCATGGAACACCTAAACTTGTAGTTGCTAAAATCTGTTTCTCTCATTTTATACTTCTTTTTTTACTCTTAAAGTGTTGTCTCTGTCATATATCCCAACAGCCACGACTTTACCCTCAACAGATTTGTTCTTTACATACCAACCAAACAAGTTTGGCTTTCCCTGAGAGTTCATGTCTTTTTGCTCTAACTGTACGTTTAGGTTCTTGTAGGGAGCGTCATAGAGTTCTCTTCCTATACCCCAGTTTGTGCAAGCACGTTTAAAGGAGTCAGACGCTTCGCCTTTCTGACTGTGTACGTTTGATGGCTCACCAACGTCATCTTTGAAAATCCATTCACCATCTTCTCCTTTAATTCCTACGCTACAGAACAAGTTGTTCTTCTCTGCGTAGTGTCTTCGGCTCCAGTTTTCTGCGCCAACAACGTCATCAAGTCTTGACATGTCGACCCTTGCGTCTTTATAGATCATAAGGGAACACCAGTTCCCACGATGGGAACCTACTCTTACTTCCAGTTCATTGCCTCTCAAAGGCATTGATAAATTCTTGATTGTACTCATTTTTCACTTGTTTTAAATTAATTACATTTCTTTTCTTAAGTCTGTTCAATGATTCGTATAGAGTTTCTAAACGATTTTCCTTTCTCAGGATTTCATCCTCAGTATTGCATTTTTTTCTGCGTGTTTTCTCTACCTCTGAGTGCTTAAAAGTAAAGCACAAAGAGTCGGACAAAACCTGAAGATCATGTTTGTATGCAAAATAAACCTTCCAGTCCTCCATTATGTAATAGAGGTCTGAAGAGGTGTTGTACATTTCGAAACTATGTTCTTTCTTGTACGTAGTTCTTACTAACTGTACCCTTGGCAACATTAAAGAAGCCGAACTTGTCTCAAATTTTTTAGGCTTGAAGAGAAGCACGTCTCTGTCCCATATGTCACTAAGTAATGTACTTCTGAATCTTGTTGTGGTAAAATTCTCTTCGCTTAAACCTGTCTTTAAGGACTTCTGCTTTGTATTCAAATTCATCTTTGGTTATTTTTTGGTTTGCGTAAAGCATGAAGAGTGTGAGTACTTCGAGTCTCGTGTTGATTACTTCCTCTGCTATGTATTCTCTGTGTTTTCTGATGCGCATTTTCTTGCTGTTCAAAGAGAAATTCTTGATACTCTGCATCGTAGAGTACATCGTGTTTACTGTTTTGATAATAGCTTTCATCTAAAAGTGTTTTAGTTAATCCCATCGTTGTCGCTCTTTAGTGAAGATGCAATATCTTCGATTAAGTTAATCAAGTCTAACGTGTGTACACCCTCTGTCGACCCAACCCACCAAGTAGTATTGTGGTGAGTTGTATAATATTCGTCAAAGGTATTATAATCGTATATTTCATACGTTGCTGAATCCCAACGGATTACCCATGATCTGTGTACGGACTGATCCGAATTAGAAGATGGGAAGGTTGGTTTTCCTAAAATATTTACAAGTGTCTCGTAGTCTACACCGTGTATCTTCAGCCCTTTGAAAGAACTGAGGTGTCCGTGTTCATATGCCAAATCTTGTTCGTGTACTTCATATACGATAAACGAGTCAGGCAATAAAAGTCTCTGATTGTTATTAGTTTGACTATCCATATATTAGATTTAATTTGTGGACAAGTTACAAACAATATAATTAATTAACAAATTTTAGTTTGCCATTTTTAAAATCAGGACAAAAAAAAAGGAGGGTTTTACCCCTCCCTCCTAATTATAAATTGGACCAAAATCAGGTCGTTGTCACGTCCTCTATTGCGTCTTCAATTTGTGACTCTAACTTCTTACCAGTGATCCCAAGTACTTGTGCGATCAGGGTAAACTTTCTCCTGTCAGGAATCTCTACCTCTCCATCGCTCATGTCGAAGGAGTGTATTGAGTAACCAAATTCTGTGTTGAGGTATAGTGTAACCTCGGAAGAATCTAAGTCAACGTTGATTGTGTGTTTTAGTGTGTCTTTCATTTTAAAGGTCAATTATTAAGTTATCTGTGTGTTCAAGTAGTTTGTCTTTCTCAGGGATGACGCTAATCTCCATTAACAAAGTTCCATCGTAGAGAGTTTCATCGCTTCCTTCCTCTATGATCCTTTTGTTTACCATGAAACCATCTTCATCATATTCTCCTTCCACTCTAACCTCTACGTCTTCGTG